AAATTCAGGAAATTGTTAAAGAAATCATTGCCAAAGAGTTTGAAGAACAAACGCTTCAAACCAAAATAGACGGCGCCAAGGCCGAAGTTTCGATAGCCACTTAAGCGCTATCAAAAATCAATTTTTTTCCTAGGGATCCCTTGCGCTGTATTAAAATTTAGCGTATAAATAAATCACTATACAATTAATTAAGAACATAGACGAGTATAGTCGACGGCCTAGAGACTATGTTCAGAAACTAGGAGGATTAAAATGGCAAATACAACCTTTTCGGGTCCAATATTAGCTGGAGGTATTAAAAATACTACTGGTACTACTGTTGGTTCGGATATGAAAAACACAGGTCATGTGTTAATGTCACAAACAGAAAAGATTGACCAAACAGCTGCTACTAGTACAACAAGTATTATAATTCCTGCAAAGAGCCAATTGGTGTCTGCAGACTTATATGTAAGTGTTGTATGGAGTGGAGCTGCAGCGACAGCGGGCTTAGGCTATGTAGGGGATGCAACTGCATTTACTGCAGCGTTAGCATTTACTGGTGCTACTTTAGGTATCATTAAAATTACAGCTGGAGCTGTTAAAGCAAACGTAGATGCATGGGCAGACGTTGGAGACACGGATAGAAGATTACTTTTAACTTACAATAACCTGGGAGCAGGTGAAGGTTGGATAACGGTTACTTATATTCAAGCTGTTGACGTCGGTTAACAACTAATAATTAAAGTGCTCCTTCGGGAGCACTTTTTAAGGAGATAAAATTATGGCAACAAATTTATCGGACGTTAAAGCTTCAGTAGCTTTAACTTCTACCGGAAGATTACAAGGATATATAGCTGGATCAGCCGCGAATCTTGGACCAGTAAGACTGGTTGGGATTAATGCACAAGCAGATGCAGCTGATTTAGAAATAACTATATATGATGCTGCTACTGCAACTGGAGATAAAGTAGTTCATCTAAAAGGATGTTCTGCGGCTAATGAAACTTTCAACTATCAATTTGGTGGTAATGGAGTTAGATTCGGAACTGCATGCTCAGTAGTATTAGCTAATTGTGATCATTTCGTAGCTTACTATGGATAGGAGATTAGATGGCAAATACAACATCTGGCTCTTATACATTTGACCAGGACTTTTCTATTGATGAAATTATAACTGATGCGTATGAACGTATTGGTTTTGTCGGAACTGCAGGTAATCAACTCAAAACAGCACGCAGATCATTAAACATTCTTTTTCAAGAATGGGGAAACAGAGGTGTACACTTTTGGGAAGTAGGCAATACTAATATTGATATAATAGAAGGTTCGGCAACTAATGTGGATGCAACTGATGAAGGAATGGGTGTCTATAATTTTTATAGAAACTCTGTTGATAGCGCAGCAGCAGCTGCCGCATCACCACAAGCAACCACTACTCCTGTAACCAATATCTATGGTATTACAGATATTTTAAATGTTACGTATAGACAAAATTATAATACCACTTCTCAATCAGACACCGGTTTAACTAAAGTTGCAAGAGACGCTTATGCTGCAACAGCAAATAAAGCATCACTTGGAACACCTTCTCAATACTGGATTCAACGATTCATAGACCGAGTTAGCATTACAATTTACCCATTACCTAATTCAACAGCAGCATCTAATTATATTAATATTTATTATATAAAAAGAATTCAAGATGCAGGTGCTTATAGTAATGCAACAGATGCACCTTATAGATTTATTCCACCAATGATATCAGGACTAACTTATTACTTGTCTATGAAGTTTGCACCACAAAGAACACAAGAAATGAAATTATTATACGAAGATGAATTTGCTAGAGCATTAGCAGAAGATGGTTCTCCAGCGAGTACTTATATAACTCCTAAAACTTATTACCCGAATATATAATGGCTAGATTTTCAAAAGGTAGAAGAGCACTTGCAATATCAGACCGGTCTGGTGTAGCGTTTCCATATAGAGAAATGGTAAAGGAATGGACGGGTGCCTGGGTACATACTTCTGAGTTTGAAGTTAAACAACCTCAATTACAACCTCATCCAATAGGAGCTGATCCTCAAGCATTACAACATGCAAGACCTTCAAGAATAGCGCCGGCTGTTCCACAGTTAATGCCTTTTAATCCTTTTACAACTTATGGTGCAGGATCTGCTTATATAAATGTTAATGTACCAAATCATGGTTTAACCAATGGAGATACTTATCGTTTTAGAGGAATGCCTAGTACAGCAGGGACTTATGCGGATCCAGCTAGTTGGGATGGAATTACAGGAGCTAAAATTGCTTTAGCGGCAGGCTACGCTATTGTTACAGGAAAATATGTGGCAGCTGCTAGAGATACAGATTTTGTAACAGACTGGTTTTATTTTGTTGTAAATACTGATACAGCTACAGCAGGTGGAATACAAGGAGGAGGTTATCCAGTGTCCGTTGGACCGGTAACCATAGAAGCATAATGGGTTGGATGAATTTATTATTAAAAGGAAAAAAAGTAGCTGGTAAAGTTATTAAAAGAGCTAAATCGGATGCTCCATTTGCTGGCGCTGTTGTGGGTGTTGAAGTGGGTAAACATGCATATAATAAATTAACAGGTAAAAAAGATATTCATGAAGGAACTATAACTGGAATAGTTAAAGAGATTAAAAAGAAAAAGGATAAAGAATAATGGCTGGATATACACTTTCAGCATTAGAAGCTGACATTAGAAGTTATACTGAAGTAGACAGTACTGTTTTTACTGGTGCTCTTCTAACCAGATTTATTGAAAATGCAGAACATAGAATCAATCTTGATATTCCGATGGACTCAGATAGACAAGAATGGGAAGGAACAGTTGCTACAGATGTTAATACCGTTAGAGTTCCAGCAGGTTTCTTATTTGTAAGAGGGGTGGAAATTTTTAATTCTATAGCTAATTCTGATGAACAAGGTCAATGGTTACAGAGACGAGATCAAACTTTTATAAGTGAGTATGTGGGAAAATTAACAGGGCCCTCAGGCTCTACTGCATCCGGAGCTGATGTAACAGGATTACCAAAATATTATTCTATGTTTGGAGGAGCAACAGGATTAACAGACACTACTTCTGGATCTATTTTAATGGCTCCTACTCCAGATGCTAATTATGTCATTAAAATATATGGAAATGTAGTACCAACAGGATTAGAAACACAAACTTCTGGGACTTATGTAAGTAGGTACTTCCCACAAGGGCTACTTTATGCTTGTCTGGGTGAAGCATATTCTTATTTAAAAGGCCCACAAGACATGTTGACATTATATGAAGGAAAGTATAAACAAGAATTACAAAAGTTTGCAAGCATGCAAATTGGAAGAAGAAGACGAGACGATTACACGGATGGTACAATAAGAATCCCAATCGAGTCACCGCCTCAATAATTAGGAGAAAACTTATGGCAATAACATCGGCAATTTGTAACAGTTTTAAATCAGAAATTTTACAGGGAGGACATTGTTTAAATGCATCTGGAAGTACAGCTGCAGGAAATACTATTAAATGTGCTCTTTATTCAAGCAACTCAGCAACATTAAGTAAATCAACAACAGTTTACACTGCACCCTCAAGTGCATCGGCAGACCCAACAGATACTTATGAAGTTACAACAACAGGTTCAGGATATACAGGTGGGGGAAGTGCTTTAACAAATATTGATGTCGCTCTAGATAGTGATACAGCAGTTTGTGATTTCAGTAATGAAAGTTGGACATCCGCTACTTTTACAGCTAGAGGATTATTACTTTATAATACTACTGCTATTACAGGATTTACAACTAATCGATCAATTCTTGCTATTAATTTCGGTGGAGACAAAACAGTTACTAGTGGAACTTTCACTATTGAATTTCCAGCAGCAGGCGCATCAACAGCTATCATACAGCTAGCATAAGGAGTCCTTCCTTATGGCTAACACTTGGAATAAAGCCGGAACAACCTGGGGATATAATTCTTGGGAATCGGATACTGTTACAGTTTCTTTAACAGGACTCTCAGCAACATCATCACTCGGAACAGCAGAAGCTTACAATGTTGAAGGATGGGGCAGTGATTTTTGGGGTATTGAAAACTGGGGCGAATCAGGTCTTACTGTTTCTCTTACAGGTTTATCAGCCACATCTTCTGTAGGAACACCAACCCCTTCTTATTATCCAGGTTGGGGTACTTTAACCTGGGGTGAAAATGGTTGGGGAACTATTACCGCAGGTACTGTTCCAGTTACTGGAGTTTCAGCAACTTCAAGTGTAGGCTCCGTTACTACTCAAATAGGAGTTCCACTTACAGGACTTTCTGCAACTTCTTCAGTGGGAACACCGGTGGGTAGATCAGATGTTTCTTTTGCTCTTACAGGAGTATCAGCTACTTCTTCAGTAGGATCCGTCATTGCAGGAATTGGTGTATCTCTTACAGGACTTTCAGCAACTTCTTCTGATGGAACGCCAACTATAGATTCAAGTAATACAACTACTCTAACTGGACTTTCTACAACGTCTGGGGTGGGAGCTGTTACTATTTCTTCTAACCCTCTTATTCAACCAACTGGACTTTCAGCTACTTCTTCTGTTGGATCGGTAGTTATAGGAATCGGAGTACCACTTACTGGACTTTCGGCTACGTCTTCAGTAGGAAGCGTAACGATATCTACTTTAACATCTGTATCTTTGACAGGAGT